TCGGACTGCACCTCAAGTTGCGCTTTAAGCGCCGGGAGCAGTTCCGCGTATTGAGCGCGTTCCATACGGATCGCTTCGGCTTCGCCTTGGAACGACTTACGTTCTTCCGCTAACGCCTGAGTTTTCCGCGTGTAATCCGAGTAACGAGAATAACCTTTCCGAAGTTCGTCAAGGGTGACTTCCAATTCTTTGCCATCATCTTTTACCTTGATGACTAGATCGTCAGGAAGTTCCTGTTCGATAACCTCTTCTGTGTCGTCCTCTTCATCCGGGTCGGACTGTTCGTATTCATCTTCGGCTTCGTATTCAGCCTCAGTTTCTTCCGCGTCGTCCTGAGCCTCTTCAGGCTCTTGCGCCTCGGCCTCGTCTTGGGTGTCCTCATCAGGGCCAAGCAGTTGGTCGATGGCTAGTGTTGCTTCGTGGAGGCCGATCCCGGTAATGGGGTTGCCGACTTGTTCCGTCATATAGCACCTTCTTTATTAAATGTTAACTCCTCGACTTGGCGATTAAGCCGTCATCAAGAATTGCCTGTAAGCGGCCTTTCAAACGCTCAAGTCCTTTGAGCGTGTGAAACATGTTAGAGCGTGCGTCATGGTCGGCCGGGGCCGACAAGCGCCACTCTTCAAAAATATCTTTTTCCACTTCGGCAAATGCCTCCTTGAGAATATCATCCTCAAGAAGGCGCTTTGCGTGGTTAGCTTTTGTGATAGGGTCCATCAGATCAACGGCACATACTGGGGGTTAACCATTGCGGATTGCGGCCCCATTGTTGTTGGAGCGAGAACCGGGCCGGGCTGGGCGGCGAAGAACATCGCCTCCGGGCCAAAGCCATATTTCTCGTAGTCGGCGATGTTGGGGTTAACGCGACGATCCTGCCCAGCAGGCAGACCGCCCATGCCGACACCCGGACCGAACGGCGAGACATACGGCCCTGCCGTACCTGCGCCACCGCCGCCACCAAGCAGTTGTTTCAGAAGATCAACGCCGACACCGCCGACTGCGGCAACGTCAAGCCAATCACCTATGTTCCATTTGTCGATAGGTTTGTTGGTTATGTTTTCTTTTTTCGGCTTTGCGGTTGTCGATGCTGGCTGAGTAAGTTCTGGAATTGCAGTTGACGCAACTGCCGAAGTCAACGCCGGGGCAACGCTATCCAAAAGGAACGGCTGGTTCTGTGCTGTTACCAAAATCTCATCAGGGAAGGCGGGCGTTGTCGCTTCGACTGACGACGGCTGTGTCTGCGTCGCGGTGGGTTGCGCGAGTTGCGCGCTGTCAAACGGGCTTGGCAGCAAACTTGTTGCCAGAGAGGTTACCCCGGTAGACAGTCCCCGGCTTGCGAGGCTTGGCAATGCGGTGACAAGTATATCACTAGCCCCACCAGCTAGAGCTTGCGTTCCAGCCTGTGTTCCCGTCTGAGTTACTGCCTGCGCTCCAGTTTGGCTTAACGCTTGGGTTGCTGGCTTCAACGCAGAGTCAATCGCGGGGGCAAGAAACTTCTCTCCAACCCCTGCGCCAGCGCCGGACAATGCCGCACGAAGAAGTGTTTCCTCTAAACCACGCTCTTGCATTACGGATGATGCAGCAGAGCCAGCAGCAGCGGGGAGGATTGTCCCAAGAAACCCAGTGCCGGGGACCGCTAAACTTGCAATCAAGGGGATGCCAACGTCCATAACAGTGCCAAGAACGCCGCCAACCAATTCATCCGGCTGATCCTCAAAGATAGGCGAATAGCCACCACCAAACACTTCTGGCGTTGACGTTTCAAACGACAGGTCGGCCTTCTTGCCAAGCTGCTTGGATAAGGCGTTAGACTGCTCAACAAGAGCGGAGATACCCTCTGGGGTTGATGCCTCGCCGAGAACGTCACCCGTTGCGTTATTGACCAACCGATAAGATTGGCCGGGGATCGCAGCAAAGTTCATGCTCTCGTTGACGTTCGTGCCGCCCTTATTCTCGCTGCCAAGCAACCGAAACACGGGAACATTCGGGTTCTCAATTCCGAGATTAGCGAAAATGCTTGCCGTTGTGCCGGGGATAATATCGCCAGCGCCATAAAGAGGAGTGTAATCGTAAACTGCCATTACATCATTCCTTCTGGTGGCATTTCCTGCATCGGCATCTCGGGCTGCATCGGCATTTGCGCTTCTTGAACGGCTTGCGCCATCTGCGCGTTCTGCGCGGCCTGCTGGGCCTGCATAGCCGCACGATCCATTTCGCCCTGCTGGCGCAGGAACTCACGGTCGCGCTGCATCAACGCTTCGATGTTGGCCGTGTTAACCTGCGTGCCGTACTTGGCTTCAATCTCGGCCGCCTTAATCATCAGATCGGCGTCGAGTTTGTCGCGCTCACGGTCATCCTTGCGCAGCATCTCTTCGCGCTGCAACTCAAGTTCAGCGGCCTTCTTCTGGATGTCGGCGCGGATCGCTTCCATCTGCACCTGAGACAGCATCTCTTCCGGTGTCGGCTGCGGCGGAGCAGGCGGGGGCGGAGGCGGCATCATGGCCGGGTCTTTGAAGAACACACTTGGGTCTTTGTACCCAGCAAGCGTTATCATCTGGGCCAGCGTATTGTAGTAGCCCTGAATATCGACCAGCGGTGCGCCCATCTGCATCAGCATTTCCTGCTTCTGCGCCACTTGGCCCAAGAACGCCATCTTCTCTTCGTTGCTGCCCGTGCCGAGAGCGACGTTGACGATAACATCCATGTTCGCGTCCCACACACGCGGGTCAATCGGCACGAAATTATTGCGCAGACGCACCATGCGGGGAGCATCTTGGTTCTTCATGATAAGCTGCAACGACTTCTTAAACAGACCCTTCATGCCTGTTTCGGCGAAGATACGGCAGATCAATTCAATGTGCTGAGCAGCGGCCGAGATCGTAGCGGCAACAGCGGCGCGGGTCGAAGACTGAAGCGCATTTGCATCGAGGCCAGCCGCAGCCTTGGAAATACCTGTGCGGTTCTCGCGCAGTTCATCCATGTACTGCAACATCGGGAAGGCTTGCTGCCCGACGAACGGAATTGTGAACGGTTGCACCATACCCGGCGCACGCATACGCACGATGCCACCGACTTCGGTGTTCATCACGTCTTCGAGATTGACTTGGCCTTCGACAACACCCGTGCGTGGGTGGATCGACTGAGCCAAGCTGTCCAACGTGTTACGCAGGATATTCGACTTGATAAGCTGAATGTCCATCGTCACGTCGGCAATCGACATCCCGAAGAATGTGTGCGGCTCAGGATCGGGGCAGAAGTCTACGAACGGAATAAAGTCGCAGGCTTCATAGTGAAGTATCTTGTTGGCCGTGCCAGCAACGCAGACGCGGCAAAGTTCCGCGATCCCGTCGCCGTCCATGTCAACATACACATAGCCCTCGATGTAAAGGACTTTGCGTGATGTCGTATCTGTGCGGCCCGTGATCTGAACGAAGGCTTGTGGGTTACGATCAAAGGCTTCTTGGTTACCTTCGAAGTCATCGAGCGTTTCGTAACCAAGGTCTTGAACCTCGTCCCACTCATAGCCCATCTTAACAAGATCGGACACGGTGACGTAACGGCGATGCGCCACAAACTCTGCTTCTTCGATAGACCGCGCACGACGGTCAATCAGAAACTCTTCCGGCGGTACGGATTGGACGCATAGGCGGCCCTTCTCCGTAGTGCGGACAACGGTGCAATCATAAGTCGCCGGAGACTGCTGCATCATTTCGCCCATCGGCGTTGCAACCATCATCTCGCTCATGCGAATTTCTACGTCCTTAATCTCGACGGTAGGGTCGGACTGAAGGACAGAGAACGCGGCCTCATCGAGACCCGTAAAGTAATGGGTGGTGACATCTTTCTCGGTATCCCACCAGACTTTCATGATCCCGTTCTTACGGATCAGTGCGTCCTTAAACGTGGAATAGCATTCGACGAAAAGGTTGTTATCCCGCGTCAAGCAGTAGTTTACATAGTCAGTCGCTTGCTGCGCGTTCTCAACATCTTCCGGGCCGTTCGGCGCAAACTCGACGACGTTGTTGGCAGCGAAAAACACCTTCATGATCGACGGCATCATGGCCTGCACGGTATCGCGCACGTCCATTGAGATCGCCTGAGAGCGGCCTTCTTCTTCGTTGCCGAAGGGTTCGCCCTTATAATACTGGCCCGCAAGCGCACGCTCCGGGCTGATTACGTCGTCGATATAATCTTGTGCGTCGTCGATCTCGGCGATGATAATATTCTGAAGTTCTTCTTCAGAAATAGGCTCTTCAACCTGTTCGTTTTCCATTTCAGGCTCTTCGATAGTAACTTCCGTACCATCGGGAAGTTCCATCTCAATTTCATTAGACATATCTTCGCTGTCGCCGTTTTCTGAGTTGGCGTTAGGAACACCCGTGTCCTGATACATCGACTGGTTCTTAGCCATCTCAGCCTTGGTCGGCTTGCGATTATTGCGATATGCCATGTTTTAGCCTTACTTCTTTTTCGACTTACCAGCTTCAGACAGGGCAATAGCAATAGCCTGTTTGCGGCTTTTAGCCAAGGGGGCCTTTGCCGGGCCTTTAGGATTTACGCCAGCGTGAAGCGTGCCCTTCTTATATTCACCCATGACTTTGCCGATCTTCTTAGCGGCTGCGCTCATTTTCTTCATTTCATTTTACCCTTTGCGGTTTTCGCAGCAGCCTTAAACGCTGCCGCAGTTGGAGCACCCTTTGTTCCCGGTTTGCGCATCTTTTCGCCAGAGCCAGCCTTGATCCGCGCCTTCTTGGCTGCAATATTCGCATAAAGGCCCATCTTCATTTTGACTTTCCTTTATTTCTAGCAGAGATAGCTTTGGCTTTGGACTTCGCGTCTGCTTTAGATGACGCACCCCACGCTTGCAGCGATAATAGTAGGCGGGTTGGTTCGCCTTTCGCATTACGCTCCGGCCCCGGCATATTCCCCATACGCGCTAAGAATGACGCCCTCCGTGGATTGTCACCAGACTTTACGGGCGCTTTGAGGTTGGCCCCTTCAGTCTTCTTAAAATGACTACGACCTGCTTCATTGAGGCCGCCCTTCGGATTTTGAAAACGCTTAGCGACCATGCAATCAAACCTATTTCTTTGGCGTATAAGCGCCGCGCTCACTCAAGTACACAATGGCCCGATAAAGAATATCCGTACTTTCTCGTGCGTGTCCTAGAACCAAATTACACTTCGAACAGAGTACGCCGCGAACCTCCCCCGTCTCATGGTTGTGGTCAACGACAACTGGTCTCCGCCCCGTATACTCTATCGCGTCGGATATTTCTACCTCACAAATGGCGCAAGCATAATTCTGATTGGCGATGATCGTTTGATACTCATCCGGGCTAATACCGTAGCGTTGCTTGAGATTGTGGGCGTGGTGGTAATCTGGGCGTGAGGCTCTGAAGAGGCGCTGCTCTTCGCGCAGGCACGACTTGCAGGCGCGCTTGTACGAATAGAAGTTGTCAGTCGGCTTTTCTTCGCCGCATTTGTGACAAGTCTTAGTTTCCAAGGGCACGCTCCCTGTGGATAACTATACACTAAAGTTTGTAGAAAAGCAAAAATGGGAGGCGGCGTTCAAAACGAAGAAGGAGCAACATCTCGTTAAGTCGCTATTATCGGCCCGGCCGCGCACAACCCAGTCTGCCCAATGATGTCCGGCAGGAGAGGGAGAGAGAAACCTGCCGGACAACAACTATTTATATATTTACAAATAAAATGTCAAACGACGCCACGTATATTTCGACGCAAAGCCCCTGTCTTGTTGGCCATCGAATATCCGTGCATAATCGTTGACAGATCGGTGGCTAGGCACAGGCAGAGCGCATCGGCTTTATCCGGCGATGGAAGGCCGCGCTTCTTCATGCTTTCCTTACTCTCGACTTGCATCTTACCCGACGACGTAAAGGTATAGCGCGGTGACGCCAACTCGGCGAACAACTGCTCATCCTTCGGTATCTTTACATCGCGGTTGCCAAGCCACGCTTTACATTTGAACCACAATTCGGCGCGTAGGTTGGCGTAAGTCCCTTTCAGCGCAGGGCTTTCGGCGACGTTGATCCCCCGCGCTGGTAGACCCAGTTCGCGCAAGCGGTCAAGCACACCCGCTCCCAACCCAATGCTATCAACCAAAATCTCGACAGGTTGTTCCGAAGGTGGCAGCGCCTCATACTCGGCCACGACTGCGCCCGTAAGCTGCATCAGGTCGAGACCCTTCCAAGTCTGTATCTCTTCAACAACCGGGCCACGCCGCTTGGCCAACGCAGAAGCGTCCGACCCCATACGCGCAACGTCGAGACCCCACACACTTTTCGTCTGCTTTGCAATTTTAATTTCGCGGTTCATGGCGCTGTCGATCAACTCGACGGGGATAACGGTATCTTCTTCACGCGGCGGGAAGTTACCTAATACGCGAACGTGGTAAGCTGGACTGTCTTCCCCATAACGTAGCTGCATCTCTCGGACGAACGCGTCGGATACTCGTGGGCTATCCAGACAGCTAACGTGAAAGGTTTTCCACTCTCCCTTGAGACGATTATGTGTGTCGTAGAAGAGGCCGCTATTCCGTGTAGGGTTCCCAAGAAGTAGCGTGGTCGCGCTGTGTCCCGACATAGAACCGGACGCGGCCTCGAACACGCTTTCTGGAATACCAGACGCTTCGTCGGCAACGAGCAATACGTTGTCGGCGTGGATACCCTGCAACGCTTCTGGCGTTTCAGCGCGGCTCGTTCTGGCGGAGATAAATGCTTCACTTGGCGCAGCCTTCAATTCTACACGGTCGGTTTTCACTTCGACCAAAACCTTCAACACTTCGGGCAGTTCATTCACCCATCGCTTCAGTTCCGCGAACATCGCATCGAACAACTGTGCGGATGTCGGCGCAGTCACGACCACCTTCACGGGATACCGCGTCAGGAAGTAATGCAGCATGGCCCAGCTTGCGGCTGTCGATTTGCCCACACCGTGGCCTGAGCGAACAGAGATACGACGGTTCCCGGCGCTGATCGCTTTAAGAAACTCGATCTGCCAAGGGTCTGGCTTGGTTCTCAAAATATCGCGCACGAACCCGACGGGATCATCACGATACTTCTTCAGAAACTCCAAAAAGAAGTTCGGCTCAGATTTGGTCATTCTTATCCCCCCGGATTACACGAGCGATTGTTTGATGGCTGACCGTGATACCATGACGCTTTGCTACTATAATAGCAATATCGCGGTAGCTATGGCCTTTAACGCGTGCGGCTTTCATTGTGATCATCGCGTCCTGCGCATTCGGGTCTGGCCGCAGCTTGGCCTTGCGGCCTGTGCCTTGCTTGGCGTAGCCAAACGGCACTTTGCCACCGACGTACCCACCTTGGGAACGCTTGGCTCTTTTACCTGCGGTCACACGCTCTCTGATACGGCGGCGCTCTTCCCCGGCGAAGACGGCCATGATCTCAAGCATGAAGCGGCCGTTCGGATTGGCCTTGTCCATCACGTTGCCGTAGCCGTTAATGATCAGGTTGATATTGGCGGTCTCCCAGTCGGCGATCACATTGAGCGCATCTCTCGCATCGCGGAACATACGGTCTAGCTTCGATACGATCACGGTGTCGCCCGGCCGGAGGAACGCCAGCTTGCAGCCTTCTTCTCGGCGTAGCAGTGGGACACCGCCAGAGACGCCGCGTTCTTCGTATATATGGTCCAGTTCCAAATTGTGCGTGAGCGCGATGCCTTGGATTTGGCGGGCTTGATCGTCGAGTGACGTGTTCTCGATCTGGTCTTCAGTCGAGACGCGAGTGTATCCATAAACAGCCAACGTATTTCTCCCGTTTTTTGTGGTGTATCACTGTTACACTCTAATGTTACAATTTGGCAAGAAAATAATTG